GACTCCGTGAGGAAGGAAGGCGTGCTCAACCCTGTTCAGGTGATCCACGCCATGCACGGCAACGTGATGATGGGCCAGGGGCACCACCGGGTGGCTGCGGCAGATGACATCAGTCGTGAGACGGGCAAGGACATGTGGGTGCCGGTCGTTCATACCGTGGCCGATGAGACATCCGATATCCCGTTATCGATCTACTCATCGACCGGCGAGAAGCGTGCTGTCATCGCTGACCACCGCAGGGCGATCGAGGACACACCGGCATTCGGTCACGACATCATGTGGCGTCACGAACGGCCTCAGGGGATCTGATGTCGTGGGAACCGAGTGAGTCAGGTGTACGCCTGGTCGACCTGCCCCCGGCGAACCCGAAGCCGTTGAACGGAAGCCAGTTCAGCCAGGGCACCTTGTGGGATCCCAAGGCGATCAAGCCGTCACCGGAGCACCGCTGGCCTTCTGGGTTCACCCCCGAGCGTCGTAACACCATCGCCTCGCTTATCCCCGACAAGAGTTCCGCCGTCGCCATCAGTAGTACTCACGGTGGTGGGGGTCTGTTCCCGTCCATGAAGGACGGTGCTCCTGCCGGTGGTCTGGGGAGGGCACCTGTTACCGAGGCTCGGGCCAAGAAGAACCAGAGGACGGCGACTCGTAACGCCATTGTTGAGACACTGGCCCGGTCGACGGCCCCCATCTCGGACATTGCCGACCGTACGCCGAAGTTCAAGGTTGCACCTTTCGCAGCGGCCGGTGTGTACAAGGTTCGCCCGCTCACCACTGAGACGGCGACCATTCAGGTCGACCCGAGAACCCGCCGACAGGATGCGGAGCACACACTGCTCCATGAGATGGGCCACCACGCCGACTACGAGTCCGACCGCATCGATTTCCTCAGCAGGTACAACCAGGGTCGCTCGAATCGTGCTGGCCCACCAGGCCTGGAGGGAGCGGCCGAGGGGTACGCCGCCAAGCACGTCGTGCATCGCCGCAACGCTCCTGCCGAGTACAAGGACACAGCGTCTTACCCCCGTCTCCGTCGTAACGCCACCTTCCAAGAGCACTTCGAACGGGTCAGCGGCAAGAGCCTCATTGACGCCATGGGTGGAGATCTCAGGGATGACCCGGTGGTGACAGCGGAGCGCTCCCTGAAGGCCAACGGTGGTCTGCAGGATCGTCTCTTCCACGGGATGGGGTCGAGGTATGTCACCCGAGACATGGCTGGTCACAACGACGAGAAGTTGAGGGAACTCGACACGATCCCGGTCAGGTATCGAGATCGGAAGGAGGAGTAATGGCAAAGGGCGTAAATACTGCTCACCATCCAGACCGTCAGGTAGGCCGTCACAGGTTTGTGTCCACCGCTGGACGCCCTGCTGGGTTCTACCAGCGGGAGGCCATCGGTCCATTGGGTGGAGCCGAGGCGTTCGAGCGAGATATTGCGAACGAAGGGTACGAGCGAGATCAGCGTCGGAACAGTGCTGGCCTCTACCCAGACGAACGCTGATCCAGGGGTCGAGGCGTAAGGTGTACAGCCAATGGGCATAGCGTTCTATCCAGGCTCCTACCGTGCGGCGGCGTCTGACCTCACGATCGCCATCAGCCCTCTCGGCCTCGTCGAACTCGCCGATGAGGAGTTCGAGGTCCACGGTCCTCGCTTATCCCGATATGCCAACAACTGGGCCTGGTACCTCGGTCACCAGTGGGCGTACCGCCGGGAGATCGGTGAGCCTCAGCTGACCTTCAACTGGGTGCGGGCCTTCATCGACTTCATCGTCAACTTCTCCTTCGGCAAGGGCGTGAACTTCCACTCCCCCGAGGTCACCGGGGCCATCGTCCCGTATCTCCTCAAGGAGGTGTGGGAGATCCACAACTCCAAGCCAGCGATCCTCATGGAGATCGGCCAGCTGGGGTCAGTCTCGGGCGACGTGTTCGTCAAGGTGGCCTTCGAGCAGGCCTACGTGGACTCGGCGGGGGTACCGCATGAAGGTCGGATTCGGATCCTGCCGCTGAATCCGGCCTTCTGCTTCCCCGAGTTCCACCCCCACGACCGCACTCGGATGATCCGTTTCAAACTTAAGTATCGCTTCTGGGGTACAGCCCAGGACGGGTCGCGCATGGTCATGACGTACGTGGAACTCATGACCGAGGACATGATCGAGGAGTACATCAACGACGAGTTGATCGACCAGCGGCCCAACCCGCTCGGTGAGATCCCCATCGTGTTCACCCCCAACTTCGCTGTGGCCTCGTCCCCGTGGGGGCTGGGTGATGCCAACGACATCATCCCCCTCAACCGTGAGTACAACGAGAAGGCCACGGAGATCTCCGACATCATCAACTATCACGTCGCTCCGGTGACGGTGATCACGGGTGCCAAGGCCTCCAACCTGGAGAAGGGCGCCCGCAAGGTGTGGGCCATCGGCAACAAGGACGCCAAGGTCCAGAACCTGGAGCTACAGACCAACTTCACCGGCCCCCTGGGATACATGGAGCTGCTGAAGCAGTCGATGCATGAGTTCATGGGTGTTCCGGCAGCGGCCCTGGGCACGATGCAGCCCATCAGCAACACGTCTGGCGTGGCTCTCGCCATGCAGTACCAGCCGCTGATGCTGAAGCACGAACGGAAGAAGATCCAGTACGTCCCGTTCTTCCAGCGGATCAACGAGCTGATCATCAAGCACGCCTTCCTCTACGCACCCGACATGACGGTGTACAACCCGATGCTGTCGTCCACGATCCTCAAGCCCGACCAGGCTCCCCAGCTGGACCCGGCCTCTCCGGTGTCATATCGCAACTACGTCGATTGGCCCAGCCCGATGCCGATGGACACGCTCATCAAGATCAACGAGATCCAGGCCAAGATGGCCATGAGCTTGGAGTCGCGTCGTGGTGCGCTGCGGGATCTCGGCATCCAGTTCCCCGACCAGAAGATCAGGGAGATCTTCGAGGAGATGCTGGAAGACACCAAGGAGCAGGGTGCCCTCACGCTCATCCAAAACCAGATCGCCGCCTTCAACATGATGGCTACCGGCATGACCCCCGACGGTCAGCCGATGATGGCAGCCGATGCTGAGGGCAATCCGGTCCCAGCGACGCCACCAGTGGACCCGATGCTGGCCCAAGAGATGCAGATGCTCGCCTACGGCATGTACCCGCCGCAGATGGCTGACTTCGAAGAGCAAGCGACCGACTGATATGTCGCTTAGAGCAGTGTCATACCTCAATATGCCCTCCAGCTGTGGTATTACTGGTATCTCGGGAGGTACGTGATCCAATGTCGGACGCAGCAGGGAACCAGATCGTGAGCGACAGCCAGGGAGTGTTGGTAGGAGTCCAACCGGCCCAGCCCCAGACGAGCAACTTCCAGCAGTTGCGCCCTGATCAGGCTGTTTCTCAACCGGTTCAAGTCGTGGATCAGGCCAACGGCAACGGCAACGGCGCTCGGTTCACCGCTGAGCAGCTGGAAGAGGCCCGCCGTCAGGAGAAGGAGAAGCTCTACCCTCGCTTGGAGGAGTTGGGCAGCCAGCTGAAGACGCTGCAGGAAGAGCGCCAGGCCGAACTGGCCGCTCGGCAGGCCGAGATCGATGAGCGCGACGCCCAGCTGCGCGCCAAGGAAGAGTCCGAGATGGAGATCCGCGACCTTCTCGCCAAGCGCGAGGGTGAGTTCCGATCCCAGATCGATGAGATCAATCAGCGGTACGAAACGGACCGCGCGGTGTTCGAACGCGAGCGGGCGCTACAGGAGGCGGCTCAGTATCGTCTCGCCCGTATCGAGCAAGAGTCGGAGTTCATCTTCCCTGAACTTCGTGATCTCGTCGGGGGTTCGTCCCCCGAAGAGGTGGATGCGTCGATCGAGGAGATGAAAGCACGCTCCGAACAGATCTACGCCAACCTGCAGGCTGCAATGCAGCCTGCGCCTTTCCGAGGGGCAGCAATGCCTTCAGTACCCCCGGTCGGGCCAATGGAACAACTCCCGTCATACGAGCAGCTGACGCCTGAAGACATTCGGGCCATGGACATGGATACGTACAAGCGCTACCGCCAACAGCTACTGAACGCAACAAGTCCACGTCAACGGGGGCGGTAACGCCCGTCCCCTCCTCAAGGAGTTAACACCATGGCCCTAGGTTCAGCCCTGGGTGGAGAACTCCCCGTCGTCTCTGGCATCACGGGCACCACCCGGCTCGCCACAGGAGGGGATTTCTCCCAGTACGTCGCCCCGGTCGGGTATTCCGGCCTTCAGGCTGGCGACAACACGGGAGTCGGCTACGCCGGGTCCGTGACGACCGGTTCCACGATGATGGGACCGGCGATCCAGACCATCTGGTCGAAGGAGATCCTTTTCCAGTCCATGCCGGTGCTGCGCTTCGAGCAGTTCGCCGTGAAGAAGGCGGAACTCGGCACGATGCCGGGACTCACCGTGAACTTCATGAGGTACAACAACCTGCCGATCCCTGCGGGTCCCCTCACCGAGGGTGTCCGCATGAAGACGCATGCGATCACCGCCAACCAGTACGCCATCACGGTTCAGGAGCAGGGCTTCGCTGTCGCTGTCTCCGAGCTTCTGCTCAACGCCAGCTTCGACGACATCATGGCGTCGGCCTCCCGTCTGCTCGGCCGCAACATGGCCCTGTACATGGACAACCAGGCCCGCTACACGCTCTCGCGCGCAGCGTCGGTGGTCTTCGGCTACGCCAAGCCAGGCGCCATCAACACGGGCTACGGCGTGTACGAGCCAGGCGCACCAGCGACGACCGTGAGCGCCGTCGTCAACTCGACGGGCACCGCCGCCGACACGTACTACCTCCACCCGCACTCGGTGAAGGACGCCGTCGAGGTCCTGGCGTCGAAGAACGTCCCTCGCCTCGGTGAGACGTACGTCTGCTTCGTCCACCCGCACCAGTCGCGCCGCCTGCGTGACACGCCGGAGTGGATCGAGGTCACCAAGTACGCCGCACCTGGCAACTTCATGCTCGGGGAAATCGGCCGCATCGATGACGTCGTGTTCATCGAGACGACGCAGATCGTCGGCCCGTCCTCGGCCACCATGGCGCCCGGTGGCGACCCGTGGCCCAACCTTCCCGGCAATGCCGTCACGCTGGCTCCTGGGGACAACCCCGAATGGCGTGCGAACGCTCTGGGCATCAACGACGCCCAGGTGCAGGCTGGTACGGGCGGTGTTCCGAACACCTACGACGAGACGCTCGACCCGTATGCCGATATCGCTGTTCCGACCGGCGTTGGCGCTGGTGTTCCCGACGTCCCGCCGGGATCCGTCGACACCTACCCGGTGGCCATCGGCACGCCGGGATGGGGCGAGCCTTGGGGACCAACCGGCAAGGCGTACGAAGCGCTGATGCTGGGCGACAACGCCTTCGGGCACGCCATCTCGCTGCCGGTCGAACTCCGCGATGGCGGCGTCCTCGACTTCGGCCGTGAGCATGCCCTGGCGTGGTACGCCATCTGGGGCTGGGGCGTCGTGACCGAGTCCTCCGTCGTCAAGATCGTCACGAACTGAGTTCGATCCGATCTAGTGGGTGAGGGGGTCGAACCCCTCACCCACGATGTCGATACGGAGGTATCAGCATGAGCATCGTCGCCGTACATGGCCCGTACACGTTCGGGTCCAAGGCCATTTCCGAGTTCGAAGAGATCATCGGTGTCGTCAGCCCCACCAACGGGCTGATCTGGGATTTCAAGCTCGACGCTCCGACCACCAGGTCGGCACAGGACTTCTCCTGGGCGTTCCCCACTGACGGTACGCCCACGCCACAAGCCGTGATCGATCCGGCAGCGGTCACCTACGCCGCCGCTGGCTCCAAGACGGTCACGTTGACCGTCACCAACACGGCCAGGGCCACCATCAACAACAGGGCGATTGCCAGCAACGTTGCCACTCTCACCTTCTCGGCTCCGCACGGGTTCGCTCCTGGTCAGAGGGTCACCATCACTGGTGCCATCGGCGCTCCCTTCCTCGGGACGTTCACTCTGCTCACGGCTGCTGCCAGCACGGTCACCTTCGCTCTGGTCAACGCTGACATCACGGCAGGAGCGACGACGGGCACGGCGACATCGGCCTCCGACCAGTACCCGACAGCGGGAACTCACTCGATCACCATCACGGCGGTGGCGGGTGCAGGACCAACGTCTGGCCTGATGAGTGCCGGGGAAGATGATGGTGACGAGGGGGGGAGCGATCTGGGAGTCGGTTTCGACCCGGCTGCCCACAACGTCGATGAGGTCAAGGCGTACGCCGACGATCATCCCGACGAGATCGCTGGACTGCTGGAGGCCGAGCAGGCGGGCAAGGCCCGAGCCACCCTGATCGGCTACCTGGAAGACCTTGTTCCATACGACCCCGCTGACTACACGGTGGACGAGGTCGTGGAGTACGCCGAGGCCAACCCCGAGCAGATCGATGACCTCATCGCTGCCGAACGTGACGGCAAGGGCAGGACCACGCTGCTATCGCACCTTGAGGCGTTGAAGGACGCCTAATCTCATATCGCCATATCCAGGGAGACAACATGCCAGCTGCACGCACCAAGCCCCAAGACATCCCCGAGATCCAAATCGATGACGAGGAGAACGAGGTCACTCGCCCCTCTGATCTCGGCTTTGGCCCGAAGGAGGTGGTGGTCGAACCGGTTGCCCCGCCCCGCGCCGTTGACCAGAGCGGTTTCGTGCAGATCCGCATGGCGCGTTCGATCGATGAGTTCACGTACGGCAACCCCAACCTCCTGTACAAGCTGGAGGAGGGGAAGCTGTACCGGCTCCCGGTCGACATCGCTCGCTATCTCCACGGCATCGGGGCGCTTTCCAATATCGCATGATCTGACAGGAGGTAGGTGGTGGCACGCCCATCAGTGGCCCACGGTGGGTTTCTCATCCCCAACGCCGGGACGGTAACGGAGCCACTGCTCTCCGAACCAGACAAGATCGACTTCTCCACGATCGCCAACGCCCGCTGGGGCGTGCTTTCGGGCTGCCAGGTCACTGGTCAGGGATCGAGTCAGATCAACGTCGCCCCTGGTGCGGTGATGGTCAACGGCAAGTTCGTCTACGTGTCGGCCACTCCCCTGACGGTGTCGATCCCCACCGGCTTGTCCAAGTTCGACCTGATCCTCGTCAACGACGCTGGTGTCCCCTACGTCCTGCCGGGTGAGGAGTCCAGCGACCCCTTCTTCCCCGACCCTCCTGTCGCCGCCACGCTCCTGGCGGCGGTCTACTGCAAGAGCGGCCTGAGCCTGTCCGACTTCGTCATCGACAAACGAAAGTTCCTCGCTCCAGCCCTGCTGTCCAACATCGGCCCCGATGACGATCTGATCCGCAACTTCAAGGGGCCAGGGACCAGCGCTAGCGCTCCTCTTCAGGACTACTACCGGGTCCAGGGTGACGGCAGGACCGTCTGGGATGACACTTCGCTCTCCCGGTCGGGGGCCAGGACGTTGCTGGTCGAGGACAACCTCGTTGCTCGAACAGGTCTGACGGCTCAGACCGTCACAACCGTCTCGATGGCGGCATCCGGTGACGTCCAGGCCCGCAACCTGAGACGTGGTACGTCTCTGCCGACGGACAAGAACCCCGGTGACTTCTTCCAGAACATCACCAGCGGCAAGGTCTACATCGCCAACTTCGGTCCACAAGGTCAGTCGCAGTGGGACGAGGTCGCCACCTTCAGCCACATGATCCCGGTCGGGACGGTGATCCAGTCGCTGGAGGTTCCGGCGCGGATGGAGCCGCTGGGCTGGCTGTCCATGGACGGGAACAAGGATGTTCTGGAGATCGACTTCCCCTTGTTGTTCAACGTGGCGACCTTGTCCCCGTACGTTTCGGGTATCGCTCCCAACCGGATAATGAGGTTGCCCGACCTGACCAGCAGGCTCATCATGCCCAGCTTCTCTGCGACTGGTGTCGGGCTGGTCGGCCCCGGCAACCGCACGACCAACACCTACACGTTGGCCGAGGAGAACATCCCCCTGCACCACCACTCGGTCAACCCGTCAGCTACAACCGTGACCCCTGCTGGGATCATCCAGGCTTCCACGGGTGCCCATAACCACATCTTGCCCGATCACTCGCACAAGGACACCGAGACGCCTCACACCCACGACAACGGCCTCGCCACTCTCTCGGGGGCAACGGTTGTCCCGATGAACCCGAATGACGCAGGGTCTTCATCGACTCAGGTGCTCACTCCGCCCTACGCCGGGAAGAAGCACTGGCCGACCGGTACTGGGTACGCCAGCGTCCAGGGTGGTGGCATCAGTGGAAGTATCCCGACTATCTCAGGCGGTACCCACCCCCACCCGTTCGACGGAACCCCTCAGACCCATGACCATGATGCTGTCCAGGCGACCTACGGGCAGCAGAACCCCACCCCCATCAACTTCACCCCCAACTACTTCACGATGTATTTCTACATCAGGGCATGATGAGTGAGTATGTGGCATACCGAGGCGGCTGGGGCGCTCCGACCCGTATCGCCGTCACGTCCGAGATCACCATGCTGGCCACCGAGACACTGCCAGGAGAACCGATGTATCAACCCATACCGTTCTATCCAGCCATCGTCTCTGGGTCTGGTGCTGCTCTGGGCGCCAGTGATGTCCAGACCTGGGTCAACCAACCGGCCCGTTGCGACCTGACCTTCTACCAGGGCGACGACGTGACGGTCCCCTTGACCATTGAGGATCCGGCAGACACCACCCCCGACATGAGCACGCAGTGGGAGTGGTCGGCGCAGATCCGTGTGTGCCACAGCTACCACACGACCCTGGTCAACACGTTCGCCGTCAAGGACGAGTACACCCCACCGGTAGGCGCTACGCCGGGGTTCACTGTGGTGACGCTGTTCCTGCCCCGCACCGAGAACATCTACGTCGGTACGTACCGCTGGGACCTGTACTCCAAGGCCCCCTTCGACGCCACCGGCTTCCCCCAGCCGCCCGACGTGATCGCCCCCGAACCGTGGCCTCCCACCGACCAGATTCGCACCTGGATCTACGGCATGGTCACGATCCTGCCGAGGGTCACTGCCACCGACATCCTCAATGACGATCTCCCCGAGATCGATGACGGTTCCGGCTCCCTGGTCCAGATGAACTTCTTCGTTGGTCCCAACGGGAGGGTTCCCTGATGGGCGTCGTGATCACTGCCACTCCTCCAGGCAACGTCCCGGTCATCACGACACCGACCAAGCCGATCAACATCACTGTGCCCCAAGGCAAACCTGGACCTCAGGGCGATCCCGGTCCTCCCGGTGATGACGCTCAATGGGATCGGATGACCCAGGCCCAGTTCGACGCTCTTCCTGCGGAAGACAAAGACAGCAACACGTTGTACGTCATAATAGGTTGATAAGGAGATACACATCATGAGGGCAACCTCCTACCAATTCGCTCACCACCGCACTGTCGACGGCGAGCGCTGCCTCATCTGGGGCAACGGGATCGGGGAGTTGCTGATTCCGGTCAACTCACCCGACTACCAAGAGGCGCTCAACGACCGGATCTGGTCGCACAACGACCTCACCAACCAGGGCGAGGACGAACTGCTCAACACCTACTTCCGAGCGCTGGCCAAGAAGACCACGCTCTACGGGCGGCTGTACGGCGCAGGGACGTTCACCGACACGTCCACGCTGGCCTCCACTGGAGGTGCCACCGAGGTCACCGGTACCGGGTACGCACCAACTTCGCAGTGTGCATGGACGGTCGGTGACACCCACTTCGGCGCTCCAGCGAACGTCGGCTCGTCGCAGACGACGACCTCGCAGACGAGGACGTTCACTGCTGGAGGCACCTGGACCGCAGCGGTGTCGCTCGTCTTGTCCGACGCTGCGACCGGCACCTCGGGAATGCTCATCGCCTGGGTTGGGCTTTCGGCCACCCGCACGCTCGTCGCCACCGACACCCTCGACGTGTCCATCGCTGTCGGTCTGAACTAGCACCGGGACTCTCGGAAGGGGGGGCCTGATGGCGATCGCTTACATCGGCATCTCGACTCCGGCGACAGGGGTCGCTGGCACGGCAACGCCAACGTGGCCCTCCGCCTACACACCGACAGCCGGTCACTACGCCATCATTGTCGTCGCCAACGGCCCGTTCTCTGGGACCACAGCCGATGATATGGCGACACCGTCAGGGTGGACGCTGCTCGCCCGCAACAACGACATCATCGGCTGGGACGGCGCAGCAGGCGACCAGTCAGTGTTCGGTCGAATCCTCGCAGGCGGTGACACCCTCACTGCGTTCACGGGCATCTCCACGTCGTACGTCGAGGCGTACACGATCGTGTTCTCCGGTGTCGATGCGACGACTCCGATGGACGCCACGCCGGTCACGTCAGCAGCCACCTCGACGGGATCACCATCCATCTGGCAACCGACCGGCATCACCACCGTCACTGCCGACGCTCACGTCCTGTCGCTGTTTGACAACCCCCGTTACAGCCAAAGCCCGACCGGTTCTGGTTATGTCGCCAACAGTTTCACCAACATCTTGACGACGACCGGCATCGGTGACCGTGGAGCACTCGCTACCGGCCGCATCGTGCGAGCCACTGCTGGCGCTCAATCGATGCCGACGTACGCAGCCGACAGTGAGATGGTCTGCCATATCGCCTTGGCTCTGCGACCCGCAGGTGCGTCCGTTTCCTTCATTGCTCAGAACCGCATCGATGCGAACACGGCGGGCTGGACGTTGGCTGAGCCGACCGGCACGGCGCTGAACGACCTCATCCTCGTCTTCGGGATGCAGGTGACAGGGGCGTCAAGAACGATCACTGCACCGGCCGGTTACACGCAAGTCTTCAAGAACGAAACAGGCACCTGGGGGTACTACCTCTACTCGCTGATCCGCGGCGCATCGCCACCTGGCTCGTCGTGGACGTCCACCGTTGACGACCAACTCTCCGCTTTCGCCGTGACCTACCGGGGGGTGGACACGGCCTCCCCGATCGCCACCCACACGATCAACTCCGGCACCTCGGCGGGACCTGGGACGATCACATGGACCGGGTTGACCACGACGGCGGCTAACACGATGGTCGTGGGCGGCATACTGAGCACCGGCCATGTGACACTTTCGTCAATGACGATCGACAACCTGCGATCCGGCGTCAACGGCTCGACGTACACGTACGGGTATGACGAGGTCGTCGCTTCCGCTGGGGCAACCGGGAACTTCACCGCCACGATGGCCGAGGCTTCCCCGTGGGCGGCCGTTCTGGTCGCTCTGCGGGCAGCGGGCGGCGGAGGGCCAGCATTCGTCGCCGCCAGACCTTCTGTCATCTCCCAATCCGCCATCCATCGGGCCTCCCGGTGGTGAAAGTAGTGTGATCGAACAATGAGGCAGTACAAGGCGTACAACGGCCCGATGCCCACAACCGCCGCCCAGGCATCGGTGACGACCGGGACAGCAATCAAGACGATGCTGCAACTCCAAGTCCCGACGACGCAGCGCATCAAGATCATCGCCTGGGGCGTGTCGTGCAACGGTGCCGCTGCAGCGGCCGGTCCTCAGTGGGAACTGTGCTCGACCGGTTCGATTGCGGCGACGGTCACCGCTCACGCCGCAACCGGTGTGATCCCCCAAAGCGGAGCGGCCGAAGGGTTGGCGTCGCAACTCTCGCTGAGTGCGACCGGCACCGGGTACACGGCGACGGCCGAGGGCACGATCACCGCCGTCAAGATGTACGACACCTGCTTCGTGCAGCCCACCGGGGCGTACGTTTACCAGTTCCCGCTCGGCCAGGAGCCGTACATCCCGATCTCCACGATCGTCCGCATCAGGGTGACTGCGGCAGCCGCCGTGAACGCCCTGTGCTGGATCATGTGGGAAGAATGACAGTGACCCTGGGCAGGACGAGCTAGGTAGGTCCCCGTGGCGATCCTGGGACGCGGCTTCCCGGTCCGTCCACACATCCCCGAAGCGGTAGCTGTAGCGGCGGCGGCACCAGTCCTCGTTGCTCAGGAAGGGTTCCGTTGGCGTAACGACGACGGGGACGAAGACGGGGCAACGTGGAAGGCCGCTCAGGACACGAACGCGTCGACCGCCCTTGCTGCGGGCGCTCGGCTGCGGGTGCTGCTCGACGCGACCGGCGACGTGACGGTGACGCCGACGCTGTACTACAAGAAGACGTCGGACTCGACGTGGCTGCCCGTCCCGGTCGGGGCTGCACCTCAATCTGTCCGCTTCGATGCGGTTGGCGACCGCCTGTCGCGTGCCGCGACCGACATCGGGACCGGAGCCGTCACGATGGCTGGCTGGGCATACATTGACGTCGACCGAAACTCGTATTCACTGCTGTTCGGATTCGACGACGGCGGGTCGGGTTGGCATCAAGCGATTACCGACACCGGAGGGACATCGATTGGATTCTCGACAGGTAGCAGTGGTGCCAACAGGTACGAGGTAACTGCAGCAGCCACTTGGTACTACGTGGCAACCGTCTACAACCCCTCAGGCACCGACTACCTGTACATCGGAACCACGTCGGCGGCGACCACTCAATACGCCCTAGCAGGTTCGGCGACATCGGCGAACAGTGCGTGGACGTTCTACATCGGCAACGACAACCCAACGTTCGCCGAGTGGCTGAACGGTCGTATCGCTTACTGCCGGGTGTGGTCGGCGGCACTGTCGCAGTCTGAGATCGACGCTGAGCGAACCGCTGCCACTGCGGTGCGAACGACGAACCTGTGGGCCGACTATCCGTTGCAGTCGAACTACAACGACATCTCTATCAATGCCCGACACTTGACGGCAGACGGGACATTGGCGTTCTCGACTGGTCCTTCGATAAGCATCCCCAATCCGGTCTACATCAAGACCTCCACGAACATCACCGCAGGCGGCGAACCCACCACCGCACAACTCATCCCACCCGTCACGATTGACTCATTCACTGGCACCAATGGTGCAGCCTGGAACGCGACGATTTGGGACACCGCCGACATCGTCATCGAAACGAGCGGCGGGTTCGACATTCAATCGAACGCTGGCCGAATCCAGGCCGGTGGTGGCCCGTACCAAGGGGTCGCCGTCCGTTCCGAGGGTTCGTGGGGTGCCACAGACATCACCGGGACGGTCACGTTCGACTCAACGAACGAAGCGTATTTCTCGCTCGGCCTTCGGACCGCTGCCACCTGGGGCGGGGAGACAACGCCGTCTCAGCCCTTCACCGGGTATTCGGTGGAGCGCGCTGTCGGCGGAACCGATCTCGGCCTGTTCCGCTACGACGGGGTTGCGGCACGAACTCAACTCGACACCACGACAGTGTCGGCGTCGGCTGGTCCGTTGTCCTACCGGATCTATGCCGTTGGAAGCGACATCAAGGCGAAGTATTGGAGTGGGACGGGCGCAGACCCGAGTCCTGGCACCTGGGATCTCGAAGCGACTGATGCAACCTATGCGTCGGGGCACACGACCATAACGCTCGCTTGCGGTGGAGCGGGGACGACTCGCACAGCGACAGTCGACTCATTGACTTTCGTGGGGGCCAGCTTCTCGCCCGGTCGGATATGGGATGACGAGAACGGCACCGACGTGGTGACGATCTGATGGTCGCCGTTCCAACTCCCACCCTCCACTACGACTTCGCCGGGTCGGGCACGACGGCAATCGACGCCACTGGTAACGGTAATGACGGAGCGCTCACCAGAGGCGGCTCACCGTTCGACCTGCACTCTGGTGGCAAGCTCTTGATCTCCACGTCGACCGACCGGCTCAACTACGTGCCGACGACCAGCCCAGTCGTCAACTCGACCATCTCGATGTGGTTCACCACAGATGGTTCGTCTGCGGGCCAGCTATGGACCCTCGCCCTTGCTCCTGATACCTCCGGGCACCGCATGAATATCAATGGCGGCACTATCCAGTGCGCCATCCGGGACATCAGTGGCAACCTCGTCCTCAACTACACCGACGATGCCTCTCTTTCCGCAGGGACTCATCACGTCGCTATCACGTACGACGGCGATGTGATGCGCCTCTTCCAGGACGGCGTGCAGATGTGGGAGAACGCCAGCCTGACGGGCGCCCTCAACCTCGCCGCCATGGATGGCCTCGGATTCAACATCGGCTACGACCCCGCCCTCGGTGGACTCGGTGGCTCTCCATACACCGTCGATGATGTTCGGTGGTGGGACACCGTCACCCTCACGGCAGCGCAGGTTGCTGCGATCGCCAGCGGGACTGCTGAGTTCCCCTCAACCGATCCCCCCGTCGCCTACACCGAAGTTGAATGGAACATCGGCGTCCAGGCCCCGGCCACTGCCTCGGACGTCTACGAGTTCCGTGTCTATGACGGGGCGACGCCGCTCACCTACGCCGTCACGCCGCAACTGACCGTCGTACCCGCTGCCGGTGGTACCGCTTACGACGAGACTGACCTCAGTATCACAATTGCGGCCTCAGTCACTTCGACTGACCAAGCTGACTGGAAGAGCAACGTCGGTCTGCAGGTGCCTGTTGTTGCTACCACGACTCTCACGGATCAGGTCGACTTCAAGAGCAACACTGGTCTATCGGTTGGTATCACAGCGACCGTCACCGAGATCGATCAAGTCGACTACAAGAGTAATACCGACCTGTCAATACCGGTTGTTGCCACTACGACAATCACTGATCAGGCCGACTGGAAGAGCAACGTTGGTCTGTCCGTGCCGGTTGTTGGCACGGTCACTCAGCCGCTGGACCTTCACAAGCGTTTCGAGGTTGCGCTATCGGTTTCGGCTGTCGGTGCTGTCGCAACGGTTGATCAGGCCGACTGGAAAGAACTGGTTCGGTCGATCGATGTTGTCACAGCGGTCGTAGCGAATGATTCGTTGACTCACGGCGGTCACTTCGATGACCTCGGCCTTGCCGTTGTCGTTGTTGCGACGACGACCGCTACCAGTCAGGCCGACTGGAAGGAGCCAGCACTCTCTGTCCCCATCGCCGCCACGTTTACAGCGCCCACGCAGACGTTCACGCATCTCGGGAGCTTTGACGAGACTGGCCGCAGTATCACAATCACTGCGACGGTGACGAGAACCGACGCTCTTGTGGTCAACAGGACACAGGAAGGGTTTCGGTGGCGTAACGACAACGGCAATGAGACAACAGCGACGTGGAAGGCAGCCCTTAATGTCAACACGGCGGTGAACGTCAACACCAACTTCCGGTTACGCAGTGTTATCGAGGCGAAGACGGTCCCGACATCGATCACCCCGATCATTCATTACCGCAAACAGGGCGACACGACATGGCTCCCTGTCCCTGTTGGTGTGGGTGGGGGCAGTCCTGTCTGTGTCTCGGCGTCACCGAACATTCCGGTCAGTGGCGGACTGACCACTGCTCAGATCGCTACCGGCACGTTCTCGACGGGGCGCATCTGGGACGATGAGAACGGCACCGACGCCGTCGTGATCGGCGGGGCGGCACCCACCGACCCGTTCGCCGTCACGTCGTGGCACTCCGCCCATTGGGCGTCTGATCCGTCGTGGACGCCGCCCGCTGACGGGGCAGCAGTGCCGAACGGCACCGGTTGGCGCGACGGGTCAGGTAACGCCCGCCACATGAGCCAAGTGTTCGGTAACCCCATCTACCGGGCGTCGGCTGCCACGTTGAACAACCGGCCCGCCATCCAGTTCGACGGCCTCGATGACTACATGCAGACAGCCTCGTTCACCAACGTGGCGACTTCCTCCTGGGTGTTCGTGGCGCAGGCGACTGTTCTCCCCATCCCCGGAAACAATGCCATGTTCGGCGGGGGAGCGACTCCCGGTGAGCCATCGTTCGGAGTGGGGACCACTGGTCGGTGGGCGGCTGAGTCCGGCTTTCAGTTCAGGGACAGCCCTCTTGCTGCCGACACGTCCAAGCACCTGTTCTACCTCCGCTTCGGCGGCACTTCGGACAACGACTTCTATCTCGACGGCGCACACATCTACAGTCCGTCGTTCCCCGGTACCGTCAATGTCAGCCGGTGGAGAATCGCCGCCTGGGCGACGTTCGCGGCGTTCTACGCAGCGATGAACGTCGCCTTCGTCGGGTTCAAGCCGGGGGCGTTGACTGGCCAAGAACACATCGACCTGTTGAACTGGTCCCGCTCCTACTACGGGACGCCCTGATGGCTGACTTCACCGAACTGGAGTGGTCGCTCTGGCTACAAACACCAGCGACCGAGGGTGACGTCTACGAGTTCGTCATCTTCGATGCTGGAGTCGCCATCCCCGGCTCGATCGCTTCGATCGTTGCCAACGGCACCTACTACAACGAAGCAGGGCGATCGGTCCTTGGCACTGCTGGTGTGACAGTCACCGATTTTCTGTCGCATGTCGGGAACTTTGACGAGACGGGGCGCTCGGTTCTCGTCGCTGCCGATACTACGGCGACGGATCGGGCTGATCTCAAGGACTTGATCCTCAGCGTGCCGGTCACGGTGTTCGTCACCTGCTCCGACAACCAGCAGTCTCCAGGTCACTTCGAGGACACCGGTCTTCCGGTTCTCATCTCGGCAACGACGACGGTTACCAGTCAGGCTGACTTTAAGGATCTCGCCCGGTCCGTTCCCATCGCTGCCACTGTCACCGGCACCGACTCCAAGCGCTTCTTCAACTTGGGCCTCTCGGTTCCGGTTGCCGCAACGGTGACGACCATCGGTCTGCTCAAGCTCAGGGAGCCTGCGAGTCTCCCCGTTGTCGCCACGATGACGGAAGTCAGTCAGGCCGACTTCAAGAGCCTGACCCTCTCGATCCCCATCCTCTCGGAGATCACCGGTTTCGACCAGGTAGCTCGGGTCGGGGAATCTCTGAAGGTGAACGCCGTTGCGTCGGTCACTTCCACCGACCAGGCCGACTTCAAGAGTCTGGCCCTCCCTGTCCCGGTGGCAGCTTCGGTCAGTCTCACCGCTCAGTTGGGCCTCGTCGCTTTCCTCACGGTCAACATCCTGGCGACGATCGGTAGGACCGACAAGATGGGTTCGACTCTGATCACTGTGCTCAACGACGCAGATGCCCTGTACCTCGGTAGCGAGGCGGTGGACAGGGTCTACTGCGGAGCAGTCCAGGTCTGGCCGTGAGGCGATCATCTACGCTGGATATGGAGGTATCGAAATGACCACCACCCTGGATGATCTGACAGCTGGGGCACGCACCTTCCTGCGTGACTTTCCCCAGTACTTCGAGGTGGATACCGGCGTCCTCAACACCCTCACCGTCCGGCTGCCCCACCCACTGGTGTCATCGCAGTCGCTCCAGGTCTACGTGAACACGGCTGCGGCCCCAGGGCCTCCCCCCATCGCCGCCACCTCAGCACTGACGACTGATTGGTCGCTCGATGAGCGGTCGGGCCTGATCAAGCTGACCAACACCGCTGACCTGGGCAAATCGGCTGTGGTTGCTGGCTACTACTACACCTGGTTCACCGACAGCGACCTGGCGTTCCACGTCAGGAAGTCGGTCAACGAGTTGACGTACGGGGCCGATGTCGCCACCTTCACGCCGGTCCACTACGACGTTGTGATGCTCGGAGGCGTTGTCCACGCCCTGTGGTCGCTGGCGATGGAGCTTTCGCTCGATATCGATGTATCAACACCTGAAGGTATGTTCATCCCGGCTCGCCAGCGCTTCACCCAGGTGCTCCAGATGCTGCAGTACTGGGAGAGTGAGTACTCCGACAAGGCGGCGATGCTCAACATGGGCCTCGGCGCTCTCCAGGTGTTCCAGCTGCGGCGGGTGGCCTACATGACCGGCCGCTACGTCCCGGTCTACAAGAGCCGCGAGTTCGATGATCCAGACCCGCCCGAGCGGCTGTACCCGCCGATCCCCGAGGGTGTGCAGCCGTCCGCTGACATCGAGGTCGAGGTGGTCGAGACTCTCTACCCCGCTGGTCTGACATGAGGCAGCGGCAACCTCCCAAGTACGGCGATTACATCCGTTGGGATCGCCCTCACAACCGCTGGACCTTCTGGTACACCTACGTGCCCGAGCCGAACCCGTACACCGACAGGGCCTGGCGCAAGCGGGAGTACGCCCGTAAGCGTGCAGGAATAACTCACTTGCCAGCGGGCTATTCCACCGAGGAGATCGGCCGGATGGGCCAGGACATCGACTGGCGCTGGCTGGGAACGAGCGGGCGATGAGCTTCGTAGGCCACGGGTGGCGTTCTGGTCAGGCAACCGATCCAGGTGTCAGCACTGGAGCGAACTCAACGGCAACCGTCACGGTTCTCGGTCCGACCACCTTCCTCCGAGGGTCACAGATCACCCTGACCGTGACCGGCACCGGCTTCACCGCTGCCACGGTGATCTACGCCGCCTACAGCCCGGTCGCCACCACCTACGACAGCGCCACCCAGTTGCGTTGCACCAGCTTCAACACCACCACTGACGGTGGAGGGGCGGGGACGATCCCCATCGGCGTGGTCAAGCCGGGGGAGAAGATCTCCAACACGATGAACTTCACGGTGACGTGATGGAAGCTCGTCGCGAGGTCGCCCAGATACACAAACATTTTGACCGCTACCAGACCACGGTCGGTGAAGGCATCATCTACTACCGCTTCGACGCCGACACCAGTCAGTACGACAACGTCTACGACGAGGGCTTCCGTCGTTACCACAGGGGTATCCGCATCCCGATCCTGTGGGTCGACCAGTCTGAGGCAGTGGAGGATTACAGCCCCGAGGGTCGTCGGCCCACCGAGCGCATGCGCTGCGCCGTGTCGTCGCGCGACATGTACGAGGCGGGCATCTCTGTCACCGAGGCCCACGGCAACACGCTCAACGACGAGTCATCGTCAGAGATCTGGCGACGTGACCGGATGCACGACCTCTTCTACTACAACTT